TAACCAAGTATCGAAGGGGGTAGGGAACGGATATATCACCCACACGCATTCTACACCTAATTTTCAAGATTTTTTTGTTTCGTAGATTTCACAAATACTGCGCACTTATCTTCAAACTATGTTTTATGATGAATTTGCAGATGCTGAGTCCGCTATGAAGATCGTTGCTATTTTAAACGCTGAAGAACAGATTGCCGCTAAACAGATGGATACGATACATTGGACAGAAATACCCAATTTTGAATATATAGGGCATATTAGCTATGACTAACGCATGGATTACTTATATATATAATATATATATATATATATATACTTATAAGTAGATGTACTAGTACATAGATATACTGGATAGATATATAAGTATGGAATACATAACAAGAAAATTTAAAAAAAACGATTATCAAACTGTTACTTACCCCGTTTATACCCAAGAGGAAGCAGACGATAGAGAAATAAAATATAGTCCTTGGAGGGAATGCGGGGAAGGTCAGTTTGGTCTATCAGATGATGGATATGTTGCAGAGTGTATATATGTCCGTAAATACAAAGATATTGCTCAAGTGACATTCCCATATGGAAGACAGTGGATAGGCGATTCTAGGCTACGTTATGAGCCTCATAGGGATACTGGAGAATATAGTCAGATAGGTACTCGCTCATGGGATGAGATGGAAGCCAAGAAAACACGCACAAAGAACGCTGTAAAGGTCTATGCGGAGATGATGTTGAATGGGCAACCTATAGATTGGGAGTTAATAGGTAAGGTTTATCGTAAAAATCAGGAAAGACCAGACCTAACTGCTAAAAGATTGTTTAAATCGGAGAAGATACAGAAGATGCTAGATAAAGAAATACAAAAAGCCTTGGTAGATAGAGGAATTGAAAAGGGAGACATCCTTGATATGATACTAGATGCCATTACTATTGCAAAAAACAATGCTGACCCATCCAATATGCTTCGTGGTGCAGAACAATTCGTAAGAATACTAGATATGTTGCCTAAAAAGAGTATGCAGACAGATACAGTACAGATTGATATGACTAGTAAGATACTAGATCAGATTGCAAAAGAAGAAAAAAAGAGTCTAAAAATGTCGCAAACAAAGGAACTGACGGAAAATGGAAGACAAAGTTAAAAAACACTGTGTTATTGTAACAAAAACGGAAAATGAAGAGCAATTAGAGTCCTTTATGCAAGTAATGAAGACTGTAGCATCAGATATGAACCTAATTGTGTACGAAGATAAGACAGATTACTTAATTGGCACAGATTACTAAAGAAAAAAAAGCAATATACGCTAAACTCAAGCAAGATATGATTTTGTTTGGGAAAGTGTGTATGCCTCAGATGTTTTCATCTGACTCTCCTGACTTTCATTATAAGATTGCAGAGCAGTTAGTAGATAATAATCAAAAACAAATAAATATTGTCGCACCTCGTGGACACGCTAAGTCTTCAATTGTAGGTGGAGTATTCCCCTTGTATCATTTAATGTTTGGGGAAGGTAAAAAACTGATTGTGCTTGTATCTAGAACACAAGACCACGCAGTTAAGTTATTAGGCTTGTTAAAGGATACAATGGATTATTCAGAACCCTTTAGGTCGTTATTTGGCTATTGGGGAAGTCATAGCGCAAAGAGTTGGGCAAAAGCTGAAATTGAACTTAAAGATGGTTCAATGATTATTTGTAAAGGTACGGGACAGCAGTTAAGAGGAATTAAAGTAGGTAACCAAAGACCTACGCTTATTATTGTAGATGACCCTGAAGATGAAAATAATACTAAAACTGCAGAAGCAATGGAAGGAAATCTTAGATGGCTCTTACAATCAGCAGTTCCGTCAGTAGACCCGAATAAAGGTAGAATTATAATTATTGGTACTCCCCAGCATCAAAGATGTTTGGTAGAAACGCTTCAAGCAATGAAGGGTTGGCTTAATATGACCTTTAAACCCGACATTGATAATGGTAAGGCACTGTGGGAGGAATGGTGGAGTATAAAAAAATTAATACAGAAAAAAGAAGAATTAGAATCTATTAATAGACTTTCTGTGTTTTATAGGGAGTTTATGTGTGAGATCGTTGGAGATGAAGACCAACTATTTAAAAAAGAAGATTTTCAATATTATAAAGGAAAATTCTTTCGTAAAGGAAATAAAAGCTATTTACATATATTAACTAAAAATGGTAAAAAAGTAGATGAAATAAAATCAGTTAATGTATTTACAGGAGTAGACCCAGCCTCAAGTGTAAAGCAAGGTGCTGACTATTCTGTGATATTTAATATGGCTATTGATGAAGATGAGAACAGATACGCTCTTCCGTACTACAGAAAACACGCTACCCCCTTAAATCTAGCCGAGGCGATTGTAGATAACTTTAAATTGTATCGTTCTGAAAAAACAAGAATAGAATCTGTTGGTTATCAAGAAATGTTAAGGGAGTACGTTATTAAACGTAGTAAGGATGAAGGAATATTTATCCCAGGTCTGAATATTAAAGAAAACCCAAGAACAAGTAAATCTCATAGACTAGAATCTCTTCAGCCATTATTTGCAAAACAACGAGTTCACATACTTGAAGAGCAATTAGACTTTATTGATGAGTTGTTATTATTTCCTAGAGGCAAACACGATGATATACTTGATGGTTTTTATTATGCTAATAAAGGTTCTTACTCACCATACCATACTTATCAAGATGCTACGCTAATAACTAAGGGAAGAAAACTATTAAGTAAATTAGACTGGCAGACCGCTTAATTTCGTAGTTTTCAGAAAACCGCCATATTTAATATCGCTTCTAGAATATGGCGCACGAAACCCACCCAGAAGTAACAAAATCAGAGAAACTATTAGACCATTACCATGAGGCTAGAGCTAATTGGGCAACTCAAGCTATGGAAGACGATGAGTTCCGCAATAATCAACAATGGAAGCGTTCTCATAAAAAAGCATTAGAACAACGTGCCCAATCTCCAATTGTAGATAATATTATCTATCCTGCAGTAGAACAAGCAAAAGCACTTCTAACTGCAAATAAACCAAAATTTCAATCTGCAGGTAGAGATGATTCCGATACTAAAGTAGGGAGACTCTTTTCAGATATAATGGCTTATATCTGGGATATATCAAATGGCAATGTAGAGTTAAAACAAGCAATAGATGATTATTATGTAAAAGGGATGGGAGTGCTACAAGCTTATTCAGATGGAATGGCTGATTTTGGTAGAGGTGAAATAAAAATGAAAAGCATTGACCCTCTAAATTTATACATAGACCCAAATTCAAAAGATACGTTTGCTCGTGACTCTGCTTGTCTAATTGTAGCAAAGCAAATTACAGGAGAGCAAATTGAAGTAATGTACCCAAGGGCAGTAGGGATGTTGCCCCACATGAAAACTACTTCAGGAAATGTTCGCTACCCCAGTGAAAGTAGGGAAGGCACTCTCGACCAAGATATTGGACCTAAGGAAGATGATCACTATTACAAGCATTATGAAATAATAGATAGATATGAAAAGGTTAAACTTCCCTATTTTCACTTATTAGACACTATAACTGGTGAAGAGAATATCCTGAATGAAAAAGGGATGCAGGAGTTTATTCAAGAACCAGCAATGTTAATGGAAAATGCTGAAGGAATTCAGCCTGTAACAGAGCAAACCGCAGTTCGTGAGTTAATGCAAGTACATGAAGCCACAGGTGGCGTTTACCATATGATGCAAGACCCTCAAACGGGTCAGCCTAAAATAATGCCAGGAAAAGAACATGAAGGCGCAATCCCTGGCACAGAAACAAAATTAACTCCTGTCACTAAAGAGTATATGATAGAAGAAGGTTTTATTGTAATGAATGAAGTCATTGTAGACCGAATTCAAAGAATACTCTCTATTGGTGGAAAAATAATTGTAAATATGATTCTTGATATTGATGAGTATCCAATTGTGCCATTAATGAATAGGCATAATAGAAATCCTTATCCTATGAGCGATGTTCGTTTTGTAAAACCAATTCAAGAATATATTAATAAAATTACCTCTCTTATCATTGCACACGCATCAAGTTCTACAAACACAAAACTTTTAATACCTCGTGGCTCAATGGATAGAAAACAATTAGAAGAACAATGGAGTAAAGCTGGAACAGGAGTCATTGAGTACGACCCTGAGCTTGGACAACCTATTGTTGCGGGTCCAATACCACTTCCAAACGAATTATATAAAAACAGAGAAGATGCAAAAAATAGTATTTATCACATTCTAGGCATACATCCTTTATCCTCAGGTGACCCAAGTGCGGCTCCCCAAACATACAAAGGTACTGTAGCCATTGATGAATACGCCCAACGAAGAATAAAGTCTAAGTTAGACGATATTGACGAAATGTTGAATCAAATAGGAAAAGTTATCGTGCAATTGATTCAGCAAACGTATGTAGATGAAAAGGTGATTCGATTGATGAAACCCGATGGTAGAACAAGTGAAGCCTTATTAAATAGACCAATCTATGATGATTTTACTAAAGAAATCATAGGTCGTGTAAATGATGTTACAATAGGCAAATATGACTTGATTGTAGTTAGTGGGTCTACACTGCCATCCAATCGTTGGGCAAGGTTTGATTATTATATGCAATTATACCAAGCGGGTATCATTGACCAAGTAGAAATACTTGAACAAACAGAAGTGGCAGATACGGAAGGGGTACTAGAACGTACATCTATTATGCAACAACAACAACAGATGATACAACAACTAGAAGAAGAATTAAAGAAAGTCAAAGGTGACTTACAGACTGCTGAACGTGAAAGTGTTCACGATAAAAAACGAGTCGAGATTGAAAAATTTAAATCAGAGTTGGGTAGGTCAAGTGATAAGACTGCAAAAGCAGTTGAGTTATTTGAAGCCCGTCTTAATGACCAATTAACTATGGAACGAAGTAAGGAAAAGAAACCACAGGTTGCTGCCTCGTAAGGCAAATCTGTAAGGAGAAACGAACGTGAATGAAGTAGATAATATCGTTGCTGACGAAAGTACAAACGATGTAGGAGTTGAGACAACTCAACCTGTATTAGAGCCATTTGAAGATACCAACCAAGAGGGCGGTATGTATATGGCTGAAGAAAAGGTGGAAACACCTGTGGCGCCTCAGGAAAATCCTGAAGAAAAACGCCACGAATATTGGCAAAGTAAATACGATCAAAAGGCGAGTGAGTATAGCAAGATGGAAGATAAGCTAAAGGAATTTCAACAATTAGAGCCTATCGCTAGGCATATTAATGATAATCCTTGGGTGTTGGACAATGTTGCAAAATCACTCTCTGGTGATACCCCTCAGGTTCCCTCACAAGAGAAATCTGTCGAATCACTAAAGAAACCCGAAAGACCTAGTAAGCCAAGTAACTATGACGCCTCTGAAGCGTACATGGACCCTGAATCAGCTAGTTTTAAGTATCGAGAAAATCTAGATAATTACCGAGAAGAATTGGTTGGTTATCAAGAAGACCTTGAAGCTAAAAGACAATCTGATTTAGAGCATCAATATCAACAACAACAAGCACAACAACAGGAACAGATGGCAAGGCAACAGCAAGAAGCTATGCAACAAAATCTGATTAATAGTTATGGATATACTCCAGAGAAAGCTTCTGAGTTTATTAATTACTACACATCTCCTGATAGTCTTTCATTAGAGAATCTTGTTGCTCTTGATAGGATACGCAATGCTCCAAGTACAGCAGAGGTACAAACAAGACAGAAAGCTGAAATGATGAAGAATCGTCAAGGTAGAGCGGTAGTTCCCCCACCTGCAGGTGTAGGAAGTGGAGAACCTGAACCACAATACAATGACGAGGATTTATTTAATCTAGGCTTAATGGCAAACAAACGAACTTAGGAGGACTTAAATGTCAGCTAAACAATTATCAAGTTCGGGTGTATTATACACAGATCGTCGAGATTTTTATATTCGCCCGAATATTGTTAAAGAACTATGGACTGATGTAACTCCATTTACTACTGTGATTTCAAATCGTGGTGTAGTAGGTGGGTTAGCAGACCCAACATATAAGATGTTTGAACATCGTAACCCGTGGCAAAAGCAAGAGTTTCAGATTACTCAAGGAGGTTCTGATACCATTCCTGATAGTAATGCTGAATCTCCATACTATCAAATAGTAGCAGATTCTGCAGTTGGACTTAGCTCTAGTGTAGATGCTTCTTATCTTGGACTAGTTGTTGAGATATGGGATTCTGCAAAAGCAGTAAAAAGAGGAGTGGCATTAGTAACAACTGCTGATGGTAGTGGTTTCAAATTTAGAATGCTTTCTAAATCTGATAGTGCGGGTGGAATTGGCAATACAGCTAGTGCCGATGCATTAGATATAACTCCAGTTACTAATGATTATTGTATTGTAGTTGGTAATGCACACGCAGAAGGAAGCTCAGCTCCCGAAGCTTGGTCTGACGAGCTAGAAGTAGTTTATAATCAGTGTCAAATCTTTAAGACACCATTGCAAATTACTGGAACTCTTTTAGAAGCCTCTCTTCGTGGAGAATCTTCTGAATTAGCTAGGCTTAGAGACCAAAAATCACAAGAACACAAGATTCAAAAAGAAAGAGCATTTCTATATGGTATGCATCCTTGGAATCTTAGCGGTGGTTTTAGCAGTTTAGAATCTATTGCCGCTAGTGATGGTGGAGCAATTAGAACAACAATGGGTATTATTCCTGCAATCGAAAACAATGCTAAAACTGGAGATGACCAGAATAATTTTACTATTTCTGAAGCATCTTATAGTTATGGCGCATTTGTTGACGACATGGAAAAAGTATTCCATTATGTTCCTGAAGCTGGAAGTAAACGTGCTTTTGTTGGTGCGGGTGCATTAGGATATTTTTCTAAAATGTCTGGTGCAAGTGGACTTGCAGGTAACTCAGGTTGGACTGTTAGCTTAGGCGACATGAAGCGTGATGGCTTAGGATTCAATTACAGAATGCTAGAAACACCTCATGGAATGCTTCAGTTAATTCCAACTCCATCTCTAAGAGGACCATATAACAAATCTATGGTTGTTGTGAGTGATGAGAACTTGTCTTTGATGCAGTATAGAGCGCCAAAGTTCCAAGCAAACATCAAAACTGACAATGCTTATGATGGTGTAAAAGATCAGTACTTCTCAGATGAAGGTATTGGTTTAACACTAATTGAGAGTCACAAGCTATTCAAAATAGTAGACTAAGGGAGGTTAATTATGGCTAGACCTTATCTAGGTGGTTCAAGTGGTGGTGTCAAAGAAACTACAGCGAATGTAACTCTACAAATAGCTGATAGTGGTAAAACCATTTTTGTTAATGGTGGGACAACACACGATGTTACTCTACCAGCAGTGTCTAATAAAGGTTGGGAAGCTACGTTTATTATTACAAACGTAACTGCCGATGTAGATATTGTACAAGCTGGTTCTACAGAGGATTTTATTGGAGCAATTGTAGATGGAGCTGGAACTAAAGATTCAGCAGTCTCAGGCGACACTAAAATCATTTTTGACCAGAGTGGTGGAGCAACTGTAGGCGATAGAGTTCACATAGTTAGTAATGGTACTAATTGGTACGTTAGTGGACTTTGTGATAACGCCGCAGGTGTTGTATTTGGTTAAACACAGGTAACTAAAAGAGCGAGGGGCTTTATGCCCCTCCTCTTGTGAGGGAATTATGGCAAAAAAGAAAACAGTAAAAAAGAAAGCGGTCAAACCGAGTAAAAAAAAAGACCCAGTTATGGACGCTCTAAGAAAACCTATTAAAATATGACTCAAGAACAATTAATAGAACTTGTCAAACTGCATCATC